AGACAAAGCTAATGATGATTTTGAATATTCAAGACAAATTAAACACGATCTTTTAGCTAAAGGTTCAGCTGCTCTTGAAGATATGATTGATGTAGCAAAAGCTACTGAACATCCTAGAGCTTTTGAAGTTTTATCAGGTATGATAAAAAACGTTGGTGAAATAAGTGATTCACTAATGGATCTTCATAAAAAGAAAAAGGATTATGATAAAGTAGAAGAACCTAAAGAATTACCTGGAACTACTAACAATAATGTATTCATAGGGTCAACAAGTGATTTGCAACGAATGTTGCATCAACAAGATAATGAGGAAAAAGTAGTTGACATTAGTGATTTCAAGAAGGATGACTGATTCATATAATGGTAACATAAACGTAAAAAGAGACGGTGTTACCCACAATTTTACCAAAAGCGAATTAGTTGAATATAAGAAATGTATGAAAGATGCTTCATACTTTGCCTCTAACTATTGTAAAATAATATCATTAGATAAAGGTTTAGTACCTTTTGTATTATATCCTTATCAAGAAAAAATGTTTGAAAATTTTACAAATAATAGATTTAGTATTGTATTAGCTTGTAGACAATCAGGTAAATCAATAAGTTCTGTTGCATATCTATTATGGTTTGCAATATTTCATCCAGAAAAAACAGTTGCTATATTAGCCAATAAAGGTGCTACTGCTGGAGAAATGTTAGCTCGTATAACATTGATGTTAGAACATTTACCATTTTTTCTTCAACCAGGTTGTAGAGCTTTAAATAAAAGAAGTATAGATTTTTCTAATAATTCAAGAATTATATCAGCAGCTACATCTGGATCTTCTATCAGAGGTTTATCCATTAATTTATTATATCTTGATGAGTTTGCTTTTGTAGAACGAGCTGCTGAATTTTATACTTCTACATATCCTGTTATTTCTTCTGGTAAAGATACTAAAGTAATAATTACATCTACAGCTAATGGGATAGGAAATATTTTTCATAAAATATGGGAAGGAGCTGTTCAAGGTGTAAATGAATACAAACCTTTTAGAGTTGATTGGTGGGATGTTCCAGGAAGAGATGAAAAATGGAAAGATGAAACTATATCAAATACTTCTCAGTTACAATTCGATCAAGAATTTGGAAATACATTTTTTGGAACTGGAGATACTTTAATAAACGCAGAAACTTTGTTATCGTTAAGGGCTGATAATCCAAAAAGAGTATTGGAGGATAATTGTCTTCTAATATATCAAGACACTTTAAAAGGCCATGATTATATTATGACCGTAGATGTGTCTAAAGGAAGAGGACAGGACTATTCTACTTTTACTTTGATCGATATTAGCGTTCAACCTTTTAAACAGGTAGCTGTATATCGCAATAATACTATCTCTCCAATACTCTTCCCTAACATTATATATAAGTACGCAAAAGTCTACAACAATGCTTATGTAGTTATAGAAGCAAACGATCAAGGATCAGTAGTTTGTAATGGTCTTTATTATGATTTTGAATATGATAATATGCACGTTGAATCTGTAATAAAAGCAAATGCATTAGGTATAGAAATGAACAGAAAAGTAAAAAGACTTGGATGTTCAAATATAAAAGATATTTTAGAATCAAAAAAATTACATTTAGTAGATGAACAAACTATTTTAGAAACATCTACATTTGTAGCTAAAGGTCAATCATACGAAGCATCAGAAGGAAACCATGATGATCTTATGATGAATTTAGTTATGTTTGGTTATTTTACAGGATTAAATTATTTTACAGATTTAACTAACATTAGTTTAAAAGAAATGATATTTAATAATAAAATGAAACAAATAGAAGATGATATGGTTCCTTTTGGATTTTCTGATGATGGTTTAGATTACGCTGAACAAAAAGAAAAACAAGAACAACCGTGGGCTGTAGAATGGGATGGACACCAAGGATATTAAAATTATAAATACTGGTAATGAAACATCCGTATTATGTAACTTATTATAAAAATTTCTGGAATAAGGACAAAAAAAATGGCAATATTCTCTCCTTCTGAGTCTCCAGCAATTGTCGTCAAAGAAACAGATCTGACAGGCGGTGTACCTAATGTTCAGACTACTACTGGCGCTTTTTGTGGAAACTTTCGCTGGGGGCCAATAAATCAGGCAACACTAATCGATAATGAAGCGAGTCTTGCCGATAAATTTGGAACTCCAGACGACACTTATGCAGTAGATTTTCATACTGCTTCATCATTCTTACGATATTCAAATCAATTGTTTGTTGTAAGAGCTGCTAACTTAGACTCTGCAGTAAATGCTGCTGATGCAAGTGCAGTTTTAATTAGAAACGACGATCACTTTGATACTCTAACTCCTTCAGGTAAAATATATGCAAGATGTGCAGGAACTTTAGGAAATAGTATTAAAGTTGTATCTGCAGGACCAACTACATGGACTGGATGGACAGCATCTTATAAAGCAGAATTTGATGCAGCTCCAACAGGAAATGAAATACATGTTCTAGTTCTTGACGAAGATGGAACAATTACTGGTACTGCTAATCAAGTATTAGAAAGATATGCTTATGTATCAACAAGCAGTTCTGCAACTAATGCTGATGGAACAACTAACTATGTTAAAGAAGTAATCAATAAAAAATCTGGATTTATATATGCTACAACTAACTTTGTAGATTCTAATTTAGATGCTTCATTAACTGGTGGAATAAATGGTTCTATTGCAACAACTGGTCAAATAGCAACTGGTTGGGATGAATTTAACGACAAAGATAATATTGAAGTAGATTTTTTGATTGCAAATAATCAAAGTTCTAATTCAAAC